ACTATATAATGATTGCCTATCCATTGTTTCAAGTTTAACACTATCTATAGCTTCTATTCCATGTCGCTCAAGGCGTTCGATGCTTACTGTAGGTGGGAAATCAACTGTAATATGTTTGCTATTCTTATCTAGAGTTAATAATTCTAATAAAATCTTTGTTTTTTTTGAAAATTCGCCTATGTGATTCATATCATCACCTTCTTTTAAAAATATCCCCTATTTTTATAGAGAGATAATGCACTTTTATACTAGTTTCTTTCCGCTAAAACATAGCAAGAAGAGGTAGTAACAGATTCTTTATTTAGCTCTTCAGAGAACTGAATTGTGATTTTTTTAATAGACTCTAATGAATTATTTACAGATTTATTTTTAGGAGTTATATCTTTAATGCTTAAATTAGAAGTAGCAACATTATCTGTTATGGATAATGCATCTTGTAAGTTCTTAATTTGATCCTGATCGGCGGCCCTAGTAAATGTCTCTAAAATAACTTCATTGTCATCAGGAGTATCTACATCCTCTTGTTTAGGAGTTTCTACAGTCGATTCTATTTTCCCGTCGAAGTAGAATCTTATTGGCTTTGACCAAGAACTACATATTCCCTTATCATTTACACTTCTTGCTCTCACATAATATTGTGCATTTTCATATGAAACATCTAATTTAGCAGTCACCTTATCTTCTAATCCATAAATCTTTTCATTGTTCTTTGGCCATACTAAATTATGAAAGGTATTACTCATAGAAACTTGTAATTCATAATAAAGAGCTTCTTCTACTTTAGTTAAATGATATTCCGGTTTTTCTAGAACAATAGAGAGATCATTAGGCTGAATGATTGTAGGCGGCTTAATAGACATGATATCCTTTGTGTAAAATTCCAATTCATATGTTTCAGCCATTATTCTACCTGTAATGTCTTTAATTCCACTCTCTCCTCCAACAAGTTGAAGTTGATAATGACTATTGGGATTAAGTAGATTTAAAGATTTAACCTTTAAGACCTTACGATTATATGCAGACTTAACTGGCTCAACTCTTTGCTCACTTAAATTCAATAGAATTATATTCTCCTGACGAAGACTATTAACATTGATATCTAGCATAAATGTTATCTCTATCTCTTGATCTAATAGAACTTTATCTTGTGTATGATGAGGGAGTGTTTTATAAACAATACTCATGTCTTACATCTCCCTTGTATACTTGTAATCTACAGCAATGACGCATGATGGTTGAGGTACTTGTCTAGGAGAAAATAATATCTCACCAGTAAAGTAATTAATGTAATAATCACCATCGGCGGTGCCTTCGTTTGAGGCTCTTTTCATTCTCATACCATTTTTATATATTTTTTCACTATTTCTTAATGGTATATGCATAAAGCGGAAATTTCGGTTTACACCATCCTGTGCTCCCATTAATTGTTCTTGATCAGCTAATTTAGAACCAGAAAAGTCGGGCATTACTCCGACCTTTTTTCTGAATTTAGGATAATCAGGGTGTTGTCTAACAAAAGCCATTTATTGCTCCCCCTTTACCTCCACATTAAAGCAAAATCATATACACTAGGTCGAACTGTTCCTGTGTAGGTACACTCTACTTTAATCTGAATATATTTTCTTGGTGTTTCTAATAATATAGGCTGATCCACTCGTATTTCTTGCCAATCAGCTGTTTTAGAAGACCTGAAATAAAACTTCACATAAGCCCCTTTATTAGGATAATCTTCAAAATTAGAAACAAGATTTATTTCTTCTGTTGGAAGAGGTAACTCTAATAAAGAGCTTTCCCATGCTCCTGAGTTAATAGAAAAACTTAGTGTATTTAATGCAGCTGTACTATTTTCATCTCGATCAGTATTATTTATAAAAGGCTCACAAAAATACATGTCATAAGGAGACACGAGGAGATACATATCATATCTCTCTCGTGTTGTTTTTAACTTAATTGCTTCTGCAATATTCTTTTGCATCATATTTAAGTGAAAATCATGTAATACTTGACCATCCAAAAAGGCGATTCGCTTCATATAGTCAGTTGCATAAGAAGGTACTGTTGCCATTTTACATCCCCCTTATTAGAATGTTACAGACCAAGTAATACGCATTCCTGTATTTTTGTCTTTTGTTACTGGACCAATACCAGAGATGTTGAACATTTTCCCATCAACTTTTTCATCGAACATCGCAACTTGATATACATCATGTGTTGTTTTTTCATAACTATGATTAATTGTTACAATGTCACCTGTGCTAATGCTATTTGGAGTAATTGTTTTTCCATCTAAAGAAATTGTATATTCATTGGATTCTAATGTTTTTGTAGTGCCAGAATGATTGACAATAACCTCTGGAGCTACGAAAGCACCATTTTCTTCTTTTGCAATTGCAGCATCTAAGATGATAGATGTTTGTCCCGCACCAACCGTAACTACTTTTTTCGTTTTTTCAATTGATGGAGCTGGTGTCCCTTTTGGGAAATCTGCAATGAACTTAACAGTTGTGCCTGAGTTCACCATATATTCGACTTGAATTTGACCAGGAGTATGTACTTTTGGTCCACCTGTTGGCTCAGAACTAAATGTAATATGGCCAGTATTCGGATTTGATACCCAAACATCCCCTTGACTAGGGCGTAATCCGTCTTGGACAATGTTATATTCACGGACATTTGTATTATCAATTGCATCAATATGGCGAACAGCTACAAGTTTTACAACAGGAGCTTGTCCTAATTGATAAATTAAGTGACGATTATCTAATTTTAATCGGTACTCTATTTGAACCGTGTGACCAATAGTTATGTCACTATCAGCAAATCGAATAGATACTCCAGAAGTTTCATTTGTAACTACTGATACATTTGCTTTAATGTCTGTGTTTGCTGTTACATTTCGCACAGAAATAATTTCTAATAATGTACGTCCTGTTAAGCCTGAACCACTATCATGTAAGTTTTGAAGGTTATAAACTAATTTTTTAGTAGATCCGTCACCATTATCAGTAATCGCAATTGTATTTGTTTTTGATACATTAGCGATTGGCTGAGTTGGAATAGCAGGCTCAATTTCAGTAGCACCATTAGAAATAGTCGCTGGGTAATAAACTGGCATACGAGATCCAGATAATTCATTTCGCATAAATGTATCTAATCTATTTGAGTTACCATACTCAACAGGCTGATAGTTAGGATGATTTGCAGTCGGTTTACCACCTAAAGCCATGAATCCTAAGCAATAGCGCATATTATAGTCATAATCTACTTTGACATTCGTTACAGGCGTCTGGAATAGAATTTCACCTGTTAAGTAATCCACTTGATACTTACGAGCTTCATGATTTGCCACGCTTGCTCGCTGCCATTCAACACCAGCAACAGTAACTTTCTCTGTACCTGATATAACTTTCATATATGGATTTTTAATTTTTCGGAACTTGAATACTACCTTTTCAGTAGGTGCGGTCGCAAATTTAACTTTACCCAGCACTTCATCAGTAACAAATACATGCTCATCAATAACAAGCTCTGTTTCCCCTACCTTAACAGAACTTAGAGAAACTAAATCTTTTAACGAGTCTAATTGGAATTCTGTTTGTGCATTTGTTGAACCCCAATCCATATCAACCTGTACAATCTCTTCATGCTGTACAGAAAGTGCGAATGGATATAAGGCTCTACTGTTTGCAGAAACAGCAGAAGCCCCCTTATCCGATTGTTTTACACGCAGCTGTTTTGCAGGATCAGCCATCATGTTTGCTACAACTTCGTTTGCAGATTGAACAACAAGGTTTTTCTTTTCTTTTTTATAAAAAACGCCTTTATCATTATAAAGTTCAAGTTTTACATGTCCTTTTGCTTTTAAAATTGCTTTGTCTTGTGTCATGTTTTCATCCACACCTCTCTATTAGTTTTTTCCACCCATGAATGGTTTTCCGCCTTCATTAAGAAGCGTAATTGTCCATGTAATACGAATACCTGTATTTACATCTTTTCTTGTGTCACCTACACGTACAAGAGAGAATGCCTTAACTGGATACTCACGGAATCCGGCGATTTTATCATCAACACGAGGTCCATCAAATAATCCCATTTCACGAATTGTAATATTATGAGCTGGCTTGAATTCTGGGAATTCAGCTACGAATCTTACGGAACCTTTATCTAATTCAAACCAAGGATACTCATTCACTGTCTTCGGTTTTTCAACAATTGCACGAGTATAATTTGTTGGAACCCCTGGTCGTTCCGCAGAGCGGTAATTGATTTCGATATAAGAGATTGCTGTACCGTTCGCACTATTTTTGGATAAATTGATACACTTCTTATCAGCAGCATCAAACATGTATTTTCCATCACCGAAGTCTGCTACATCTTCTACTAATTCTAATACGTTTCCTGATTGATCAATGATACGAACTGTTTCTTTATTAAAAGCATACTCAGTTTTATATTTATTGCATGGAATCTTTACTGTCATTGTCTTACTGTAAGAATAATCTACAATGATTTTTTCATTATAAGCTGGCGCAACATTTAAGATAAATGTCCCTTTAGTTAGGTCGATACTTTCGAAATCGCCTTGAGATAATGTAGTTCCACCTTTTTTTACAAGCAATGTTCCATCTTGTATTTGCGTTTGAGATAACTTAAAGTTACGGTTTGAAGAATTAAGAGCACCAGTAGGAACTTCATTTGTAACAGGAAGGATCTTTGTCTCTTCTCTAGATACGTTATCATCAATCATAGTAGAAACCATTTCACTGTCATAAATTTCACCAGTGATAGAATACGTAACCATTACGCCTGTTAATGCACGATTAAATTCAACAATACCTCGCATGTGGTCAACTACGTATGTTAAGTCATTTAATTGATTGCGATCTTTTACTTCTGTAAAATCTGTACCCTCATAGGATACTTTAACCGTTCCTTCTTTTATTGGATGGTTCGGGATTTGTATAGTAAAAGGTCCCATTGGTGTTGTATTATAAGCAGCTGGTGTTACAAACTCAGTTTCAAAGTTAGTAATCTCTTTAAGCAATCCGTTCATATTTTTTGATAGTGCATCAAATCGAACAGCAGCAATGCTCATCTCTGGATTACTTACACCTGAATCAGCACCAGAATGAACAATTTTAATTTCCGTTTCTGATGTGTTATCAAATCCATCATATTTGAACTCATGAACAACTGGTTCAGAAAGTTCACTATCTAACGTCTCAATTGTTTCTTTTAAAACATCATTTACAAAAATGTCAATTTGAGCACCTTTATTAGACTTTTCTACCTCTAAGGCAAAGTTACTAATCTTTTGCTTAAACTTGATAGATTCACCTTCAAGTATTGCTTTTGCTTTTTCATTGGTAACTGTAATGCCCTTCGATAAAGTTAATCGATTATCAGTAAATGGAACTTTATAATTCTCTCCCTCACCGATACCGATGAACATATTTGTGTATCCTGAATAGATTTCTGCTGATAGTGCAACACGATCTGCAGCTGGAGTTTTAGAAAGAGTAAATGCTTTTTTACCTAATTCACCAGATACCTCTTCTTTTATGTAAAGAGTTACAGGATAGTATCCGTATGAGATTTCGAAATCATTGTCGTTTACTTCTGCCCATAATAAGTTAGGCGCATGAAGAAGTTGATTCCCATCAAATAAAGGAGCCTTTTTTAATTTCGATTCAGCAATATAAATCTTATTAGTTGTTCCTGTAGAAGCTTTAGGAATGCGGTTTTTATATAATACACGGGTAGGATCCCCTGAAAATGCACGTAATAGAATTTCCTCTGCTCCATTTAAAACTAAGTTCTTTTGGTCAGCTAACACTCCAACTACCTTACCAGCTGAATCAATTTCTTCAATTTTTATATGACCTCTTGGTGTTAATTCGAATGAATCACGCAAGCCATCTCCCCCTCGCTGTTTCTTTTTTGATAAATTATTTTCCAGTTTTCGCTTTAGAGCTTCTTTTTTAGGACCATCTGGAAGTAGCCCTAATAACTTCTGAATATTACTCATACTCATGATTCGCTCACTTCTCCTTTTAAGGTATTTACGCCCAATTTAAATAACCCTAAACTCCAGCCATTTTCCATTTCACCTAAAGCATATTGAACAACGTCTGAACCATCTATGATAAACACATCTCTTGGATTATGCTGAACTTCAGCATCAAACTTCTCTAAGTACCTATATCTATTCGGATTCCTCAAGTAATGCTTAAATAAATTGTAATAAGTATCTTCTTCTGAAAACTGTTTTGCTTCTCTATAATCAGAATACTTATTGATATCTAAAGCATTTGCAGTATCTTCTAATAACATTAGAACTGGCTCTGTGGGATATAAGTCTTGCATTTCATGATTAATAATAGCCATATCTTTAAGAATAATTGGCCATAATTCTATAAGCCTTTTAAAGTAATCTGATTGATGTGTAATTTTTTCATTTATGTTTGTTTGTATATGTTGTTTAATTTCACTTTTAAAAGTTTCGTAGTGTGTACGAATACTTTCTACTAAGCTTACTTTCTGAGATTCTTTTTGAATAAACGGATGACTCGTTGATTTTATTTGTAGCATTTCTTTATAGGCTGATAAAAATGCTTCTTTTAATGGACTAGTAAGTGTAGACTCAATTTTATAGGAATCAATAGAATGAACAGTTTTGCGCTCTTCAATAGATTTAATATATTTGTTGTACTCATGCTCGAAAGATTCACCTACACCTAAGAGCACGGTTACTATTTCTTCAAAACTATAGTCTACCCACATATTCAATCTATGATCTACACATAACTTAATAATTCTTTCTAGGATTTCTGTCTCACACAAGGTTTGCAAATCTGTGTCATGCCTAATTAAAGATTCTACAATGTCATATACAAGTAGGTTGCGAACTTCATAATCTTTATCATCAATTGTTGTAAATTCAAGTAGACTACTATAAGAGTTTGATTTATGTAGGTCATCTAATTCATGATCCAACTCCATTAGTCGAACATCCATTGCAGTTAACGGAGCGTATACAGTACGCAGCGCCATTCTTAGATACCTTGCAACACTTTCATCTTTTTTAGCCACAATATTTTCAAATATAATTGGCTCTGATATTAATTGTACTGCATCCTGCACTTTAGAGACAAAATGGTCATCCAGCGATAAAGAGCTTACTGCTTTTATTAACTCGCCTTTGATATCCAATTTATACTCACCATTCAGATAAATGCCTGTTTCTTCTTCATTCTGCAATATTACTTCAATATCAGTCTTTTCGAATAAATCCTCCATAGAATCTAATAAGAAATACTCAAGAACCATTTCAACGAAGTCCTTGTTTGTGTTTTGGTACTGATCAAAAATCTTATAGATTTTCAAAAGCTGCGCAAATTCTTCCGGGGAAGACATTAATTCTTCATTAAACTTAGTTATTAGGAAATTAGATATCATAGCAAACGATTCACCTAACTGAGAGATAAATTGTTCCTGTATATGATGTCCTGATTTGCTACCAATAACGTGAAGGATTTCTTTCATTGATACTTTCTTTAATTCTCTTGTATTAAGTGTTTTAAATAAGCTAGGGTGCATTTCTTTTATGATATTTATAAAAGCGTCATTTGTAATGTACTCCATGTATGTTTCAATCTGACTATCGTTAGCTGTTAACAATAAATCTATAACATCATGAATCATATTATAAATAACTTCTTTCCCATCTTCGTCTTTAATATCTGAATAGACCCAATCACTTTTTAGTCCTTTATCCGAAACCCCATGTGCTCTATATTGGTTAAATGAAATGGCGTTATCATACTCTGATTGCTTATGACTAACCCAGTACGACTCATTAACTCCGTTATCCTCTTCAGATAGCACTGATTTAATTCTATATACAGCTTCATCGCTAGATTCTAGTGAAATATGCTTTTGCACTAATGTATTTACTTTTAATTGACCAATGTGAACCGGTGTTAAACGAAGTGTAATATCAGATTCATCTTCTATAAAGGTAATATGTTTAAATAATCTATCGTTTATAGGTTTATGAGCAACAACAGGAAATGGCTTTGCTAAACATGTAATCTCAACATATTCAGAAAACAACGATTCGAGCATATATTATGCCCCCTCTCCTGTATTATTCTTCTGTCGCTTTTGCTTTACGAGTTTTACTCTTAGCTGTTGTTTTTGGTTCTTCTTCTATGCTTGCAGTTTTAACTTCTTCTTTAGGCTCCTCAGGCACTTTTTCTTCCCCTGCTTTTTCTTCAGTTACTTCTTTCTTTGAATTATCAGCAGATTTTTTATTTACTTTTTCAGGTCGATCAAATGCACGATTCGCTTCTTTTGCTCCTGCAACCATGTTACCATCTAGTCCTCTAACCTTCTTAGACATATCAGTATTAAATGGCTTCTTATACTTAGCTTCCCAAGCATCAATTGCTTCTTGAGGTAATTTACCTTCATATAAAACTAAAGCTGGAACAGATGCACATAAGGCATGACAAATATTTGATAACTCTTTATGGTCCGTAAAATGAACAGACTGTACAGGATTAGCTAATGTAATATACAGATTTTTAATAGGATCAAAATAACTTGTTTTATTTGGCGCTAGGCCGACTTTTAATTCAGGCATACATGTTTCCTCCTCATTTAACTTAAAATAATAGGCGAGCGAGTATGATTTCGCCCGCCTATTCAGCTGCTTCTAGTATATTAAGATACTAACTTCACACGGTCTGGAGCTGGGTATGATTTTTCAAATGCTAGGTTACGTGCAGTTGCAACTGCTTTACCTTGATTTAAAACACCAATACCATAGCGCTCTTTAACTTTGATAGTTTGGATATCACGCATTGGATCATCAAATTGTTCTGTAGTTAAAGGATCTTTTTCTAGTAAAATACCAACGTTTTTACGATCCACTACATACATATCAAACTTCTTAGTTTCAAAGTTGAATGGAGCAAATGGTGTAAAGTTAAGATTAATAGAGAACGGAATACGTCCTTGTACTTGATCAGGACTAATTTGTAAGTTTGTAATTTGGCTTCCACCAAGAGCTGCATGTGTTAATGATTGCATAATGTCATTTTTAAAGAATACAGACCAACATAATGGATGCATAAGTACATCAGATGGTTGGTAGCCATTAGCCATTAATGCAATAAATAGGTCAATCATGTCTTCTGTAGACATTGTGTTATTGAAGTTTCCTTCAATATCCATACCTGTCGTACCAGCTTCAGCATATTTCGCACGGATATCATTATCAAATACGATATGACCATGTTTAGAGAATTGAGTAAAGATTTTTTCCTCTTTTAATCGTGCCATTGCTTCCCCTGCTTTACGAACAAGGATACCAATTACGTCCCACTGACTATCGTTAATCATCTCGTCCGTTACACGAACAACCATACCTGACTTACCAACTTTAACCTCTTGTGTACGGTGTAATTGGAAGTCTACAGTTTCTTCTAGATAACTTTGAGATTCACCAATGTCATGTGCTCTCATAGCTCCGATAGATGGGAATTCAATTGAGCGGCCATCAGTTAAACGAACTTTTTCTAATAAATCTGAACCGATATACATTGGCTCTGCTGCTTCACGCATCATACCTGTAATTACACGAGGAATTAAGATACTAGCATCTTGAGTTGTTAATGCTTCTGTTACTGATACCAATTGATCTTTAGGGATTTGCGTCCAATCCTCATTTAAATCTAATTGACGCTGCATACGTTTTAAAATTTTAATTGAATCTTCTGATAGTTGATGTTCATTAATTTGCTTCATCTTTCATTTCCTCCTTCTTACTTCTGTAATATAATGCGAATTGCACCGATTGAACCTTTAAAGTCCCAACCTGTTGGCACACCAGGTAGTTGTCCTGTAGCTTTATATGTTGCTGTAACATCTTTAGGTGTTGTTCCCTTGCTATTATCAAATGAGAATACAACACGACCAGATGTAGCATCTACGTATTCTGGCTTAACTACTTCTCCGCCAACTTTAATTTCGACTGTACCTTCAACTGCAGGTGTGTGAAGTAAGAAGAAATCATGACGACCACTAACTCCAACATTAACTTGACCAATTACTTCGTCTTTGAACGGCACTTCAATATTAGAACCGTTTGTTAATCCTGGTATTCCTTGTGGGTAATATTTATTAGAACGAGTATCCCAATTACGATATGACTTTTCATAAGGATATCCTGGGAATCCATCTTGCGATCCGATATCAGAAGTACGAGCTCCACTAGCTGTTTTCCAATCATCGTTCTTCATATCTTCGTCAGCCCATCCTACCCATTTTAACCAACCTTGTGGTGGTAGGTTTGTTTCAACAGCCCATACTTGTCCGAATACTTGCTCTTGCATACGAGATTGTTCCTTCAAGATGCCCTTTAATGCAGGTAAATCAGCTGCACCATCGATATCAGTTCGGATTTTTTCAAAGTCTGCTTTAATTACATAACCTTGTTCATCTGCCATTACAAAGTCACCAGCTTTTACTGGACGAGTAATATCTGTGTCATAGAAGCAACCCCATTGGAGTTCATAAGCATCTTCCTTATTTGATATGTAAGGCAATTCAATATAAATTTCATTTTCAACTGTTGGCTGCATTCCGTTGAATCCATCTACGAATTCTTCATACAGGTTTGCATAAGCGACACCAATTGGTATATTTGCAGAACGAGTATAGCGCTCGCCATCTCGACCTGTTTCTTCAACGTCTTTACCGCCATTAGCAAGCGTTATTGCGTTATAAGGAACATTTGCATCAAAGTCATCAAAACGACCATCATCGTCTTTACCACCATTTGTAGCTGGTGCCACTACACGTCCTTTAGGAATAACTACCCAACCATCGCCACCGAAATGATATCTAAATAATCGTGGTAAACGTGGATCGACTAAGAATTTTTCACCTGGAGAATCATGTGTACCAGCTTGAAGTTTTGTATTTGTTCTAAATTTCTGATCTGGAGTATCTTGTAAAGGTCCTGTAACTCCGCCGAATAATGCCATTTTCGTTTCACTCCTTATTATTTTGTATTCTTACGACCAAACATGCCTTTGAACATATTCACCGCATCATTTGCAGTCATTCCGTTATTGTCATCGTGTTCATTCGGGTTATTATCTGCACCAGCAGCACCCGGATTTGGAACTGCACCACGAATTGCTGTCGTATTTTGCATTTCAGCTTGCAGGTCTTTGACTGCATCATTTAACGATTCTTCTGTACGTTTGATATGCGCTTCTACAGCTTCCTCATGAGAAATACCAACAACATCCGATTTACGTAAAGCTAACTTCATGTCTACTACTTTTTCTGCTAGAGACTTATGAGCTTTAGCTACTAAATCAGCATTTTCGTTTGTTAATCGAGTAACTTCCCCTTGAGATTCTGTTAATTGAGATTCAACTTTTGTTTTCTCAATAACCATATTTGATAGTGTTGCTTGCGCTTCTGATAATTTACCTTTTACAGCAGTTAATTCATTTTGTGCTTCCGTTAAATCCGCTTGCATTTTTGCAGCTTCTGCAACATTTACAACCACACCGTTTTCATCAACGATTTGACCGCTTTCGTTTAACTTATATTTCACGTTTGGAGTACTCCCTTCATCTATTGTTAATAATCCATTTACAAGTTGCTTTACATCATCACTCGCACTTTCATACAAGTTCACATCAGGACGATTAACACTTTGCATTAAACCTTCTGCAATTTGGAAGATTTGTAATGATGCATGCTCTTGAGTATGTTCGTTTTTATTTCCATCCTCATCAGAGACAGTTACTGAGAAGTTTCCTGCGTTTTCATCTGCTGGAACGTTTACATAACTAACTTCTCGACCGAATGTAGTTCCGATTATGTAATGACAAGCTTGTCCTTCATATTCCTCACCACGCCAATGCTCACACCACTCTTTTGTTCTATCCGTACCACAGATATTGCAAGACACCTTATCTGTCGTCGCACCAATTGATACTGTTGTGTAACGCCCATCTAGAACCTTTTCAACGGCATCTGGATCTGTAATTTCACAAGTAAAGATTAGTCCTTTTCTGCCAGATATAGTTGATTCAGCAAATTCAGCTCTCAATATACGACCGACAGGCTCACCTCTATGTGCGTCATGATGCGTTAAGACTGGCTTGTTATATGGATGTGTCCAAGTAGATAAACCATTCTTTAAGCCTTCTTCAGTATAAAAAGTATAGTTAGCTGTACGTCCTACGTGAATTGCTTCCATTTGTACAATTAACTTACGATTACTTTTTCCTTTTGCAGACTCATTTAAGGCTAATACTGTTTCAGGATTAATCTTTCCGATTATCCCAGCACTTTCAATAAGATTATCACCAGCAATTAGTTTCTTAGATTGATGTTCTTGAAGTGTATACATTGATTATTCACCTCCTCCGATATGTGTAATTTCACATGCACAATTCGGATGCCACGGAGGGATCCGATAGAATATAGCTATTTCATCTAAAGATGCATATTGCTCTAGATTAATAGATTCTTGAGAGTTCTCTTGGCAAATTAGACAATCACCCTCGTATAACGATTTCGCATGTGATTCTCCGCATTTCATTAATGCTAATATGTATCCATAGTTATATGATTTTGCAATCATGACTTTACTCATAAGAGATAGTCTATGTTTTAATGATTGAAAAACACCTTTTACAGCAAGATAAGCATCTTCATTCGTATTACATGACTCTAATTTAAGAGATATGGAAGCCTTTAAAGATTCTTCAAGTCTATCAATAGATTCTGAAGCGTATTCCCTCATTACTCTAAGAGAACGACTATAATTTACCTTAGGAGTAGATTTTCTACCCATATCTTTTTTCGTTTTTTGCACACCCTCTGACAAAGCATATTGTGTACTTTGTTGGATCACATGAAGCATCTTCTCTTTGCTAAAATGTATAGGTGCAGCCCATTGTTTATTGTCATGCAACGGAAATTGTTCCTTACTAAGAAGAGACTCAATTGCTCCTATTACATCACTCTCTAAAATTCGATAGTGAGATTGTAATGATTCATCTAAAGAATCATACCTTTCCATAGGAATATGATTGAACACTGATTCCTCAAGTGCTTCTGTTTTTTTCTTAGGGGCTGTTCTTTTTCCGTTTTGATTTTCTGGTGCGTTTTTATTATCTACTTCTGCATCAGTAGTAGTAGCACCGATCATTTGAAATGCTAATCGAGATTCATCAGCAACAGGCTCACGTCCGCATTCTATGCGAGTTTCTTCCCATGTAGCAATATTAGAATTCCACATTAATAGCGCATGATTTTCTTTCGCTATCTTTTTCTCTTGTTCAATTTCATCAAATACAAAATTGATATCAAAATCTGGATTAACTAATGGATCAAATCCACCTTCTATTAGAATCTCATCAATCATATATTTATCGATTTGAGTTTGTAGTGCTTTCTGCCAACCTTTAACACGATCAGCTTTAATACCACTCATGGCATCTGCTGTATTTCTGTTTGCAGTATCCCCTCGACCCATATCAACTTGACTCATGCCAAGCCCTGTAAATACACGCTGCTCAAAATACTCTAAATAAGGCTTCCCATCAATTGTACTAATATCAATCGCTTCAACTTTATGACGTTCTGGAAGAAGAATTGCACCATCTGTTGGCAAGTTTTCAATCACGCTTTGCAACTCAGTTAATTCAGTATCTGTTGCTTGTTGTCCCGGTTTATCAGTACCAACTGTATAAGCTAAAAGCGGGAAGATATGTCTATACAGTAATAATCCAGCATTCTCTTCTACTTTTCGAAGTAATCTTACATCCTCCAAAACTGGAGCAATCCAAGGGTCCCCGAAAGGTCTTCCGGCTGGTCTATTAACTGCTATATGAATGACATCCTCAGGACGAAATTCAATTGGCTTATCTGCTCCTTGAACTTCTTGCTTATATTTAGTAACAGTTCCGTTTTTATCTCGTGCAATTGTGACTGTACTAGGTGGTAATCTAAAATATCCTCCAATAGGATCTTTACTAGGAGGAACCGGTAAGGCAGCTAATCCTGGTGGCAATCCTTGTCCACCTTTAGCACGAGCCTTAACGATAAAACTATTTGCATACCTAACGATATCGTCAGCTATTCCTTGAAATAGTTCCTCCGTTGGAATTAAAGTAGCAACGGCCATTGTCTCTAAACGCAGTTTTAAATACAAAAGGGCTTGATCATTCTTCCCTTGAAAATGCCAACCACTTTTAAAGATTAATTCGCTATACTTCATCATCGACTGCATAATATAGGAATCCCTTTTTATAGCAGTATCAATCATATTAAAGTCAGCTTGTGGTCCCTCGAAGTTATCTCGGCCACCACCACCGCCACTCTCAGTTAATTGATAACCAACACGTTTTACTTGCATAGCCTTAGGATCACGATTAAAAGATCCCGCTCCACTAGATTTACCGCCAGAGGGAGCATTCTTGAGCGTAAAACTTTTAATAATTCTATTGAAGAGTTTCGCCAAGAATGAAACCCCCTTTACTTTGATATAAGTTGATTATTTACTAATTTATTTGATTCAAAATTATTATACATTTTATTGTATTGCATTACACATTCACTTAAATGCTGTATCCCTCTGCCTTTAAATACTCTTCAGCCCATGCGCTGTGAATTTCCTGCACACCTTCTAAATCCTCTAAAATCCTGTAAAATCTTCTTATTTCCTCTTTGCTTCTTAAAAAGTTGGTTTGTTGTTCGTAGAAATCGGCCTCTGATTTATAGAAGTTTAGTATATCTGCCATATTTGAATCGTAAGTTTGCTTTGCATTATCTATAGAATCAATCATGTAATGAGCAAATAAATCCATTGATCCACTTATCTGTTCTTCTTGCTCAAAGAGCCAATTCTTTAATGGCTCAGTTGTCTTTACTTCTAGTTGTTGGTGTAGATAATGCTTCTCTGATGCAAATATTTCCTTTTCATTATCTAAAGTACTCATTCTGCCTTTGATACTTAAATGCTGGTCTTGTATATCGTTGAAATTAAGGATTAAATGAGCCTTTGCTATATTTAAATCCCCTAGCTCCTTTAAACTTAAAATAAGCCCTTTTAAGTTGTTATCAATTAGTGATTTAGAATTATATACAAGCATTTTAGACTTTTCTATTATATTAAGAATCATGAAGTATCTATTTCTATGAATATAAGCTGTATCAGCTAATGTTGTATGAAATATCTCTTGTTTCCGCTTATCCTGTTCAATTTGAGCCAGAACATCATAATTTAAATCCTGCATATTAGGGAACAAGCTTTCATCCATGATTGGCTGCTCGTCATCTTCATCGTGCTCGGCTAAAAGACTATAACCCTCTAGCACTTGTGCTTCTAATAACTCCCAGTCATCTATGGATTTTAACTCGGCCGCTTCTATCTTTTCTAAGTCTGTTTCATCTGTAAATTGTACTTTGAATCTACTATCTATAAACTCTCTTTGTGCGCTTATGGACTCTTTTATATTAAATAAAAGACTATATATTTCTAAATCACCTGTTTGCTTATAACCACACTGTTCTTTTTCTAATAGTGCTGCTTCTTTAATTCTTTTGTGCTTCAGGTGCTCAACTAATTTATCAATTAGCTTTTTATCATTTCTTTTTTCAATATCTTGAAGAATTATATCTATCTCTTTAATTAATTCATCATAATCTAATAAACTTTGTGAAACTGTAAATCTACGAGAACGTTCAATAATGCTCTTAACTTCAGGTTGTATATTCTGTATAACTACTTCTTTTGTATATCCAATATCAGGTCTATACTCTACTTTCTCTCTCTCGTATTCAGTATCAATACCTCTTGATCCATATAATAACTCATAAGAACTTTTTGTCATAAATCATCACTCCTTGTTACATAAATATAGCCCCTGTAATCATACAGGGGCAAGTAAAAAAGGATGTTGAAAAATTAGCCAAAGAAAAAAGGATACAGGGATATTTTTTGCCTTCCACCCTAAAGGGGACAACGCATTACTTCAGGCATTCCAAAGTCTCAATTATGCAGGTAGTTTAACAATCTTCCAGTCTTTTGCTGTTAACTCTTCAGTTGTTAATGTTCGGTACGAAACAACTTTACCTTCTTGAATCGTTGCAAAATATTCTGCTGATTTCTCTTTAACCAAGCGAATTGTAGAACCTAATACTTTTTCTTTTGACTTTCGTTGAATATCGCAACCTTCTTCTAAAAGAGGTAATCCAACATCCATTCCGAATTCAGCGTTTTGCTTGTACATATCTTCAGTTGTTACACCAAGAATGCCAGCTTTCTTCATATTCTTTTCGCACTTTTTACATAACTCATAGTTTACTTCTTTCATCATTGTCACCCCTTAGAATTTACTCCTTGCAAATCCAATTCCTTTCGAAGAACCTCGTTTACCCCAAGGCACAGTAGTACTCTTGTTTTTAGAATAACCTAGTGATACTTGATTCCAGTGCCAGTTCGGATTATCTTTTTCTTCTTTTTCACGAGATACCTTCTGATTCCCATACACATCCCTATAACCACCAAATACTTTTTCTTGAAGTGATTCTTGCATATTGTTCTTAATAGGTAATGCCTTTCTTGCTACTTGAATTTCTTCAAGAATTTGAGTGATGTTTGGGAATTCTATTGTGAATCCTAATATCGTTAACATAAATGCATCTAAAGCATGTTCATTTTCTGAAGTATATATAGGTTTACCAGATTGAGAAATTCGAACAACCTGATAATCCATCATTTGTTTCCAAACCATATCATCGAATGGCGAAACAACAATTTGATTTCTATCTAGTAATATACTTGTTTGGTTTACCATAAAGTTTTTCGCATCTTTATAATCTACCTCACGAGTACCTGGATCTATTATTTCTATGTTTTGAGAGAACTGAATTCGTTTTACCTTTTGATGCATACGACTTTCCGGATGCTCTAATCCGTACTTATGGAGCATCTCAATTTGATACTCGCCATGACCTGCATCTATGTAGAAGAATTTCGGATCCCATATTTCATTTATCTCAATAAGTTTTTGAACAGCGTGATCATATGTGAAATCTCCACGAGGAATCTCATATCGTTTTGCTACTCTAAATTTCTTTAATAACTCATCAAACTCTGTAACAATGATCTGTGTCGCATTAGCGAATTTATCCCAGTCAACACCGACAATACGATGTGCAGGAGGAGCTTGATTGGTTTTAGTATACTCCGGAAAGTACACAATGTCATCCAGCGAATAGCCTTGTTTCTTGAACTGTTCTTGCTCCCATACATTCAATTCTCTATAGGAGTACATATATTGTGATTTTGCTCGCTCTACCGCTGCTTTACTAAATACCCCTACTGTCTCTTCACCAAATTCAGCTTCAACCTCATGAATATAACCTTGTACAGTCATAGTTGCACGAAGTTCGCCTTCCATTCTTTCATCAAAGTCTGGGTTAACATGAGATGGGAAGTGATAAGCTTTGTAACCTGTATCAGGGTTTGTACAAACATCATAGAAGAAGTCACGCTTACCAGTTGGAGTAGAAGAACACCAAATACCTATACGTCTTGGATCCTCCATAGCAATGGCTGTAACAGCATCTATACCATCTCGGTTTATATAGTCAATCTCATCCATGAAAATCCAGTCTGCCCTTTGTCCACGGACTGAAGCACCAGCGTTACCAGCTGTAGCACCAACTGTGAAACCCATGATTTTACTACCATTACCGAAGTCTGCGATGAATGGATTCTTTGTCATTTTTACAGAACTATTTAATTCATCACAATCTCGAACTAATTCGGCCAAGCGCATAAAGATTAAGCGAACCTGATGTTCGTATGGTGTTGTAATTAATAAACGTGCATTTTTATGGTGAAATGCGTACCATAGACAGAATACAACCATTGTCTCTGTTTTTCCTACACGACGACCCATACGTGCCGCTATACGCCTATCACCATTCAAAATCCCCTGTATCATTTTTCTTTGATACCATCGAGCTTTCCATGGATTCCCCTTTGGATCTTTGAGTTTCCAATAGGCCCACTTTACAGGATCGGCACGTATTTCTGCTTCAAGAGAATCTAGCTCTTGGTCTGTTACGTTTCCTGCTGTACTCATACAATCATTCCTTCTTAGCAATGTTGCAGAGTATCATAATCAATCCCTTTTAATTCATGTAATCTACGGCTCCACCAATAATCATACCGCCCAATAAACCTGCACCAGCAGTAGCCAATCCACGCTTACCTTTAAAGGCTGTCTTGCCTGCATTGTGGACACTATCCATTGCACCTACAAACTTATCAGCCCTTTTATTGATGTTAGTTAATTTACGCTGAATGTCACCGTATTTTCTTTCATTCGGTTGTACATCTTTATTCTTAGTTAGTAATCTATTTTGAGCTCTACTCGCCATATTCATGCGTAGCGTGGACATATGCTGTGCGCCATACATTGATGTACCATACGCAGTTGCTGTAGCTCCAGCACCCGCTGCCAATCCCCAAGCGGCGCCATCCCATATGCCATCTCCTCCGTTATATACTCGTTGCATTGGACGATTACTTTCCATTGCCATTTAAATCACTCCCACTATAGAATTAATCACTTATAGCGCCTACGCCTGCCCCCAGTATCCCACCAGCTAATACTGAACCGCCATACGCCACAGCTTTGCTTTTCCATCCGCCACCGAACGCTTTGTTATGAAGCTTCTCTGCATGGAATGCACCTTTCATATTAGTTGCATGTTTAGAGACTTGCGCAGCATGTCCTTCTTTTAATGCGTTAGCGACTTGAGAATTGCCGTTTGCACCATTCATCATGTTAGAATAACTATTTGCAGTTTTAGTAGCGCTATTTCTACGGAATGCATCAATTCCTTTTTGTCCCCATAAGTGCGCTGCACCTGCCGCTTTCGCTCCGATAGAAGCACCCATGATTGCTCCTCCTACCATTCCATTGTCAACTCTTTGGTAAGGTTGATTACTTGCTAAATAAGGATTTGGCATACTAAATTCATCCTTTCTTTATGTTAGTCTGATAAATGATCAGTTAATGCGCCAACACCACCACCGATAACAGCACTCGCACCAACAATAGCAGCATTTTTCCAGCCACCCATCTTTCTATAAACGTGTTTACCACGCATCGTTTCAGGATTGTATCGCTCTCGTTTTTCTGAAACCTTATTTAAATTCTCAATATGCGCATTCATTTTCTTGTCGTATTTCTCTTCTATTTTTTGTCTTCTTCGGCTAACCTGTTCATCAACTTTTTGTATATAATCTCGATCTAGTGTCGTATTATATTTATTTTTTTGCCAGCGTCTTGGTCCCATATTCTCGGTACGCTTTTGATGATCAATCTGTGTTTTTGCCATTTTATTTTCTGCATTTTGTTGCATGGCTTCCACACTTAATAGGTTACGCTCAGACTTCTTATCGATGTTATTGAAACTCCTTCTTGCTCCCATAACGCCCAAACCACCTACTGATGCACCAACACCCATCCCAATCCATCCACCACTTATAGAGCTATTATCTTGCGAAACCTTTTGATAAGGCTGATTGCTATCCAAATACACTCCTTATCACCTCACATTCTTAATAGACTTTTTGCGCTCCAGCTGCATGGTTTGCCATACGTCTAGCAAAATGGGTTCTTGCATTCTGCATATTAGAAAGACCTGTTTGCATCATACTCATTTGCGATTCGGTCTGTTGAAAATCCCCGCCGAATTGTTTCTTCTTTTGATTCATAACGCCAGCCGCTACATCTAATTGATTCATAATTTCGGGCGCCGCCATTACAGCACCTACCGCCATAGCGCCAACTATTCCCCCAGGAACTAATGAGAAAGCTGCGTTGGTTAACAGTGCTTTACCTACTGCAACCGGAGCAGACTCGCCATCTTTAATGCGTGAATACGAGTCAAATGCAATGAATCCGTGATTTAATATATTCCCGCCAATTCTAGTACCTACACCCGACTTGGCGCTTCTAAGCCGCTCTACTCTGCTTTGAGCCGTATTAGGCTCCCGTTGTACACCTGCCATGCGAATTACCCTCCATGCCTTAATTTATGCAAAGCAAACACCAAGTCTCCCGATGCTTGGAGATTAGGATTACCCGTCATACCGCCATACGCTTGATACCCTTGCGAATCCCCTCTAGTTGAAATCAGTGATTCAACATCCTGTTCCTTTGCTTGTTCTGGTAGATTAAATGTTTCGTTATACTGCCTTTGCACAGCTCTTGGATTTGAAACCATAACAGCCCCAGTTCCTAGTAAACCTAATGTAGCTGCTGCTCTACCTTTTCCGCCTAGTTGATATCCTGTCCACAAGTTGTTGACATCACGATGCTCTGCCTTCTCAAAGAATGGCTCCTTCAAGTTGAAATTCTTTTTAGTAGAATTAACTAAACCTTCTCCTGTTTTTTTAGCTGAACTGCCTATTCCTTTGATGTCTAACTTAGAGTATTTATATGGTTTTAAACGTATCATTCGCTATCACCCCTCCTACTCATTTGGCAATATCGGCTCAACTTCAATAACTGGCGCATCGTTACCCAATCTCTTCATTTTGTCATAATATGCTTGCTCTGCATCTTCTTCGCTTTGATCTAATATTTTCATATCTTTTTGGATTTTCAACATCTGAGCAGCACGTTCAGACGGATCATGTACAACATGAACTTTAGAGCCTTCTTTGTCTTTTCTTGTGGAATTCAGCAGATTTAAAGTTTTATATTTTTGAGCACGCAACTTATCCTTATACTCTGTAACAGGATGAAGTTCTTGCCTTGTAATTGCTTCGTTATCTGCATTCATACCAACTACATTCTCTATAATAAAATCCGCAGTTATAGCCATTTTCTTATCGCAACGAAGCATAGATACATCTAAATCTACTAATTCCTTAACCATAAGAGCATCAACCTGTTGCTTGGGATCCTGTGGATTGATATTCATATCTGTACAATATCTATTAAATAAGTCTTCTATTGCAGCAATCTCCATTGGACACTTTTCTTTATATGGTGCCATTCCTAATTGCTGTAATTCACATGACTCTGCATATGGGCAATGCTCTGCCTTGCATATAATAGGGATGGCTGCGTACATGCCGTGTTTGGTTTGCCTTAATCTTTTTGCAATTTCAATAGCTTGAACAGCTGCTGGATTTGATGTCCATGATGAATGATCTAAATTAGCTGCATGTTCAGAGACTGTTTGTAATCCCACTTCTGTCTTTGGCCCTGTTTCACTCACTCTAATAATCCTCCCTTACTTAAATAACACAAAAAGGAGATACTCAACTCAATCCTCCTGTCAATACCAAACGGTCCTGTGTGAGGTGGTGCAGTATCTCCACATCCTAATTGTACTAATTTTCTTCATATATCTACATTCGCATACAAGAGCATATAAAAAAACTGGACGCTATTTAGCATCCAGTTATAATTGTTTTTTCGCTTTTTCAATTAATTCCTGCTCTTCTTTCTCCATTTTGATTGCTTTCTCTAGCAATCTTCTAATCTCGTATGGATGGTCGCTTGTTTTAATCTTATCGAAGTGTTCACGGAGTATATGATCATCTTTTCTGATTCGTGCAACTAATTTTTCTGCTGCCATTATTCAGTCTCCGCAACCTCTTCGTCTGAACTAAACACGGGCACCACGAACTCACTAAACACTTCGCCTTGTTCTTTTTCATCTGTCAAAGCAATGCAACCATACATATAGTAGCCTAATACGTTGCTGAATTGTGCAACATCAAGTACTTCGAACCCACGCTTCTTGCGGTCTTCAAATTCTTGCTTCAATGCATCTGAGAATAATGCTGACCCACCACCAGAAAGGAGGATTGTTTGCACACGGTTTGTTTCGTTGCCCCATGCATCTAAGATATCCTTAGCGATAATTTTCGCAACTGTTTTTACACATTCTTCTACTTCTTTGGAAACATCATGCTCTTCAACGTATTCTACTTTTCCTGTTAATACAGCGTTATCTAAGTCTTCCTCTTCTGCTTGATACTCAGTGTATCCTAATTTATCAAACTTAATTGTTAGAACTTTACGCAGACGCTTATATACATCGTTTACAGCAACTGTTGAGTTACTTGTAATAGCATCCTCCATAATTACGCCATCACGGAATAATGAATAGTCTGTTGTAAAGTGTCCGCAATCGATGATACCGATGAAGTTTTTCGCATTTTCACTTGGCATTAAGAACTCTTCAGGGCTGAAAGTGAATTGGTTATAAGTAACCGCACCTTCTGGCTGACGCATAATCTCTAAGCCAACTACATTGATTTTCTTTACAATTTCATTTCCACCGTTTACAGGGAATTTAATTGTGAATGATTTATTTAAGAACTCTTCTAAGTTATCTTTAATTGATAGTTCGAAGTCTTTGTTTGGTAACCCTGTTACTAGAAATACATCATATTCTCCTGATTGATGAGGAACAGCCATTCCTAATCCTGTTTGGAATAAGACTTTACTGAATACATCATTTGCTCTATCTCTTACAACTGTACGTTTTGTAGTTGTGTTTGGAACTTTTAGAGCTAATTGACCAACTGTAAATGTACCTTCTTCTGTTTCTACTACTAGATTTTCAGGGTCGATTTCCTTTGAACCAACAAGTTTATTAGAAGTTTTATATTTTCCAGGAACCACTGCACTAGGAATTGCTGTTAAGTATGGATGTGCGTTTGATATGTATTTTAGTGCACCGAATCCTACATCTAAACCAACTAAAGTAGTTTGTTTCTCTTTTGTTTTCTTATTTGCTACTGCTTTCATTTTTATAACCTCCAGAACATTGTCTTTTTTCACATCAGTACTTCCTTTGTGTACATTGTGTACAAAAGTATCAAATGTGCAATTTGTTTTCCTATGTACAATATTACTACATTTTGGACAAACTGGCAATATATTTCGTACTTATTATTTAGACAAAAAGCCACAAAAAAAGCACCGGCATAAACCAGTGCTTTTTCCTGTGTTATCAGCTCTTACAGTGCTTAACTTGATATACGATTTGACCGTCTAAAACAATTACAATAAAGTGCAGGGATTGAGTGTGATACTCCACACCCTAAAAGATACGAAGCTAAAGGAGATGTTGCAAAAAATACTTCATATCTTTTAGGGTAAGGAGGGACACGTTTGCCTCCCATTGGTAAAACTAAATCCCGTACTGTGTGGCCCCAAGAAGGTGTATTCTTACTAAAATTGTTCTATGTACTTGGTCGCCCGGTGGTTGGAACCGCCCCAACACCATTGATGCATACTTGCACCTGCTCTACTTATTAAGCTACACCGAGCATGCTGTAGAGGGGGACCCTCTACGCTACGGAAAAAGATCAAAGAAGTTACTAGTGACTGGTGATCGTGGCAAGACTCGAACTTGCAACCTCTACTGTGAGTAATTGCAGTAAACCACAGTAGTGCTATATCCTTCTTCAGCTACACGACCATGTGGTGGACCTTGTAGGTTTCGAACCTACGACCTGACGGTTATGAGCCATCTGCTCTGACCAGCTGAGCTAAAGGTCCTTGGCTGCCCAAGTAGGGATCGAACCTACGACAAGCCGGTTAACAGCCGACCGCTCTACCTCTGAGCTATTGGGCAATGGTATTTGGCGGAGAGAGTAGGATTTGAACCTACGTGCCTTCGCATTCACTTAGAAAGTGATTCCTTATAGCCTGACTTGGATATCTCTCCGTAATTGACGTCTCCAACTGGTTTCGAACCAGTGACCTCCCAACCAAGAGTTAGGCGCTTTACCAAATTAAGCTATGGGACGATACATGTTAAAAGATTTTTTTATCTTATTAATCGTGGAAAACCTTGTGCAAAAACCACGACACGAAATAATTTCACGGTGTCATTTCAGCGTTATATACGGTTATTTTATGGCACAGGCTGATGGATTCGAACCATCGATAGGAGCACCCATGGAAGCCCCTGTGTTACCACTACACTAAGCCCGTGTAATGGTGCAAAAATGCACCAAAATTAAAAAATATGATTCAAGCGAAGAAGTTGAATATATTGCAGTACCCGTTGTTGATTAGTTATTACATCAAGTTCACAACCGAAGTTACGAACCACCCTTGAGACAAATATACTACATATTGTAATGCCTTGCAATACATTTTTATATTTTTCTTTATCTTTTCTTGAACTAAGATACAAATCCTTTAAAATACGCTGTTTCTTTTGCATTTTCTATATATTCATTCACAAAAAGACTTGGGAATAATTCTTTTTGATTAGAGTTAGAATATTCATTGCTTCCTAATATTCTCTCTACATTAGGTGTATCTATTGCATACTGTGATTGTGATTTACCAAACCATTCTTTCCCTTTGGTATCTTCTCTCATAGTAATAGATCCTACACAAATAATTTGATGAGCATCACTAAGTCGTATTTCATGCCAACGCAAGAACTCTTCTAACATCACACCGTCATCAAACTCATCAAACATCACATCGCAATTTGCAAACCTCAATCCTCTGATACTTTGGAAACGACGGATAGAATTAGCGTTAAGTGGAATTATCCTTATTTCTCGGCCATTATTAAGTGTCATATGATAAGGTGTTGACCTTACTTCTGAAGAAAGAACAAAATCTATATCAGGATTATTCTCCTTTATTTCCACCATGTGTCTGTGTAGCACATTCGCACTACCTTTACCCTGAACAAATATCATACAATCATGTTTTGACCGCAGAGATTTTAACGCTATACTGTATGTCTTCCAAGATGATCTTCCAGCAAAAACAGAAACACTCCAGCTTTCATCTTCTTGAAATGCGTCCCAACTTTCAATTAAACCTGCTAATCTTAGTATTTTTTGTTCTTTGTTTATATTTGCTATTAGTTTACGATACTGTGAAATTAACTCCATGCAACATTCTCCCTTGTATATTGTGCTATCATCCAGTCTTCTGCTTGCATATCTTCGTGCGTTATTGTGTAATTTTCATCTAGCTTCTCTTCTGTACCTGAAAGGCATTTCATCATCTCTTTGTTTCTCATTTCTAAATACGGTACACCTTGACGACTTGCTATATTTTCTCTTACCCATTTATGACGAGTGACCTTATTATTTGTACCGACTAACATCATTGCTAAATAAAAGCTATACTGCTTTTGGAACTTCATATCAAATGCAAATGGCAGAATAAGTAATGGCTCTTTCATGCCCATTCCTTCCCATGCTTTAATCAGTTCACTCATCATTTCATATGTTACATTTTCATCCACACGAAGTGTATATATCCCTTGAATCTTATCGACCTTATTTAGATAGTCCTTAATTAACTCCATTTTGTATCCCCTTCTACTCAATGTCTATTGGCCTTGTATCGTTTTACCTCTTCGTATAACATGACGTTATTCGGACTCATATTCTTTCTAACACTTTTCCCAAGTTTCAAATCAAACTCATAGATTACAACATCTCCTGTTGCCTTATACAAATCTAGTATCTCTTTTGCTTCTTCTTTACGGCATCTATAAAAATTAGGAACGCAGCCTTCATCTCCATACATCAGTACTACAAACTGACCTGTTGAACACGTTTCCTCTACATTTGTTTTACTATGTAATTTTAAATATTCCAGAGATAAATCTCTCATTGTTTTACCTGCTTTGTTGGGAAGTATTCAATATTGAAAGATGCATAAGACCTTTCATCCCCTACTAACTCTGTATGGAATGTTCTAATCATATCCGGCAAGTCTGTCATATTTTTTATGTGACTATATAATTCGTTCGATTCTTCTTGTGTTAGCAGTCTTTTACGTGTTACAGGCTCACCATAAAAAGAATTGGCTGGATTAATATCTTGCAAGTTATACATAGACAATTCTAAGTAGGATACCTCTCCTTCGTGTGAAATGTAGACATTACACTTATCTACTGCATGATCCTCTACTAAGTCTGGAAATAAGCTTACTACAAGACCTAATATATCTGCTTGTGTTATTAACTCTAATGTATCAAATTTCATTTCTATATCCCCTTTCAGTTATCCGTTGAAGCGTGATCCACGTTTTCCGTTCTTGTAATGTTGTTTCTTTTTATTTTTATCGATTAACTTCTGCTTGGCCTTACGCTCGCTATGTAGTTCGTTTCGCAGATGCGTGACATTTCTTTTTAATTTTTTATTTACCTCTTCTAATGATAAATTCTCCGCTTTTAATACCTCACACTGATTACACATATCTACAACTCCTTACAGTCATTAATAATGTAATGCATTTCAATAATGTGATTATAACATAGGGAACACTTCTGTAGTGTCCAAAATATATGTAAAAAATTTTTCAGGATGCACCAAACCTAGGGAAAGCCTTATATAGGGGATTTTCTATAAAAAAATTTGCGAGGGGTACGTGGTGGTGTCATATCATGCCTAGGTGACGTTTGTCGCCCCACCCCCTCAGAGCAGGGCTTGGCTGCTGAAGGTGTGTGAGGTTGTGAAGTGCATCGCCACCAAACAATCACCCCAAGCAAACAAAACATAAGGAGGTCATTACAAATGACAAACAGATTAAACATTACAAAAGAAATGAAGCAGAAGGACATTAAGTATGCAGTTAAAAAGCTAACTGCATCTGATGTTGTGTGCATGCATGTGGATTGCGATAGCAATCAATTACATATGGTGCTTGCATCTGCTAAAGAAGGAGTTGAAGTACATTACACTAATGAGTCAGGTATGCAATGTATGTCAGTACCTGCTGATATGCCTAATACAACTAGTAAAGTAAAAGCGTATATGAACACTAAGGAGGAAGTAACAATGAAACCAGTAGATCAATTAACAGTAGCAGAGAATGTACAACAAGTAATGGATAATCCTGATGCTTCACTAGATATGAACACTATCTCTGAGAAAGCTAAGGATCTTAATACTCTTTCTTCTGCTCAACCTACTAGCACTACTATTGAATCTAATAACGAAAAGAAGGAGTCTACTATGACTCAAGTAAAAGTGAAAGCAATCCAAGTGAAAGAACGTATCGTATCAAGCAAGTTTGTAATGTCATTCAAGTCTTCATTCTCAAAGGTTAAGGATCTATCTTCTTCAGCTGCTTCTAAAGTGAAGACATTCATTAAGAGAAACTGGAAGCAGGCTATTGTTGGTACTGCTATTGCATATGTGGCAGGTCTTATTACACCAGGTGCTGTATCTGCGTTCTTACTAGGTACTGCTGCATATGCAACATATATCTACTTTAAAGGTGCTAGTGAGCTAAAGTCTGCTAACTTGAATGCACCAAAGGTAATCTTAATCCCATCTAGTATTATCCTAGCTTCTGCACATATAGCACTAGGTACTGTCATTGTACTAGGTACTGGATTAGTAGCAAGCTTACTAACTGCGGTAGCAGGTGTGATGTCCTACACGCTATTCGCAAGCATCGCTAATGTCATCTTAGCTTAA